GAATTTACTTTTATTTTTTTAGCCATCGCAATAAAGTATTTAGATAGCTTTTCCGCTGATAAAATACTTTCTTTACTAATAGTCAAAGCATCCATTTTACAATCTAAATCAAAAAAGCTATTAAAAGCATTTATAAGCAAAGCAAACCTTGGTAAATACGATTTTTGTTTTGGCAACATCGATTTCATATATTCGTTTTCTTCATCTGAATTTTGAATGTCGGTGTACTCATTAAAAACCCTTATCCATTCTTTTTTACTTTCATTTGGTATAATAGCAATTTTAGGATTTACATCGCCATCTTCATCAAATTCAACAACCTTATATTTTATTGTTTCATAAAAAGAAATTATACTGTCATTATACCATTGAATACTATCATAGTCCATTTCTTTATCGTTCCATTTTTCAATATCTAAATCAGGATAAGACAATAACATTCTGTCCATAAAACCGTTATCCTTATTATCTTCTGTATAAAAAGCATTTAAAATCGATGGTTGTATTCCTCCGAGAACAGAAACTAAAGGTTTATCAACAAACGAACTACGAGCAGTTTTACGATTTAATGAAATGGCTTTTCCGCTCCAAGTAGATAACCAAAATTCTAAATCCGAACCCTCACGGTATTTATTCATATCTTTGAACCATCCAGCAAGTTCGTCTTTAAAAACTCCAATGCTATTTTTATTTTCTTGGTGTAATTCAACTAATGCCTCAATAGTAATATCGTTCGCTATAAATTGTGTTTTTGTAGGTTTATGTATTTCCTCGTGTTCCTTTTTTTCTTTAGCTGATAACTTTTCGTAATATTCAAACTTTTCATTTTGTTTAATGTAGTTTTTGATTTCTTTATTATTTGCTGATAAAAGAGGTTTAATTATATTATGTATCGAGGGAGTTTTACCAAGTCCAGCTTTACCAACAACCGCTAACCAAATAGTTGCCGTTTCATTCCATCCTTTTTTAACTTCTATTTGGATTGAATTACCAACTACAACCGAAATTAACCAAAGCATTGAACAACCCATATAATCAATTGAACTATCTAAGGTTTCATTACATTCTAAAATATAAGCTTGTATTGGTTGTGGAAAAATCTCAATAGGGAAAACTAAATCGTCTTTGTTGATTTTAGGTAATTCTCTTTTTTCAATTTCAACTTCTTTTTTAACAACCCTAGTGCCAAAACCATCTTTATAAATAGCTGATGCTGATGCTGAAAAATCCCCATTGTGATGCTTGTAAGTATAAGCAATAAAAGGAGTTATTAGTTTTTCGTGAGGGTAAATAGTTCCAGTAGAAAAAAGATACATACAACCGTTTGATTTAAAAATACTCCCCGAGGTTGGATTTTCTGAACCAATACGTTTAATAATATATTTGTCGGCTAATTGTCTAACAACTTTTACATCGTCACTAACTATATCGAATATTGATACTTTTTGATTGTAGTCATCCCACGGCTTTATAATAGCTTCGTTAAAAGTAGTTTGCTTTACTTTAGGAACTTCAATAGTAGTTTCTTCAATATGGTTATATGTTTTAGAAATAGACCAGGCAATATCCCTGTCACGTTCGCTAATCTCTTGAATTTCTGAATATGATAGTTTTGATATTTTATTCTCATAAACAACTACCATTCCATATTTACCACGGCTTTCAATAACAGCTTCTTTATGCCCTTTAAGTTTAGCGATTTTGGTATTTCCAGCAATACTTTTGCAACGATAAAGTATATGATAACCTTGGTTTTTAGTTTTGTAAATTGCAAACTTTTTATCAAAGTCATCAATATTATCTTTTAAAAATGATAGGTATTCGTTCCAAAATTCGTTTTGTTCCTGTAATGTAGAAAATACTTTTAAGTCAGTATCTAAAACCTCCAAATCATTGTAACCAGTAACCAATCCATAAAGCGGACTGTTTAAATTATCGATTTCCTCTTTAGTTCTTGCTTGTGTTTGGTATTTTTTCCACGCACCAATAGGGCATTTATTTTCGTCAACTGGAATAATTGAAAAACCGCAATCAACTAATTTTTTTAATAGTGATTTGTTCATGTTACTTCATTTTTTGTTGAACGTGAAGTAATGTTCCAATAAAAGAATGTAGTTCTTTTTTAGTAAGAGTTACATATTCTTCAATTGTATTATTGTAAACACTAATAGTAATTGTATTTTCTTCTTCAATTACGGTTATTGATTGATTTACATAAGTTTCTAATTTTAGTTTGTGTTCCATATTTTATATTAAGTTAAGTTACATAAAAAGTTAAATCCCATCAATTCGGCAGTATTGTGGAACGTGCCTCCTCGATAGGATTTATATAATATTTTTATAAATAGTAATGCGTTCCACTTCATTAACTTTTACAAAACTACAAAACCCGCTTCACATTTCAAAGTAAAAAGCGGGTTTATTTTTTACTCAATTACTAAATCAAAAGTTTCAATTAATAATTTTATCGTTGGATTATTAAAAGGGGAGGTCGTCTTGTTCTTCTTCTTTAATTGGTGTTGCGGTATGGACTTCTTCTTTTTTATCCGAACCCCAAAAGGTTGTAAAACCCTCTCCAATATAAATAGTTCCGGCTTTTGCCTCTCTTTCTTCTTTAGTTTGAATAACGCTAGCAAAATGCGTTTTCATAATTCTCATATTTTCTTTTTCGTAAATTTGTTTAGGTTCTTTTACTGGAACTAACTCAAATTTTACCTCTTGAACCTGTACTGTTTCGCCTTGTTTATTTTGGAACTCTCTTTTACTTACTAAAGTACGCAATTTTGTAGCGTCTAATGTTACTTGAATTTTACTCATTTTTAATTGTTTTTAAATAGTCTCTTATGTTTGTCACTCTTTGTTGCAAATCGGCTATGACTTCTTCCGAATAATCTATTTCAAAAGTTTTGATACGATATTTTTTATCCATACTATCGTAGTTATGTTTTTCCTCGTATGTAAGTTCCTCGGGCGTGTTTAGTAGTACGTATGTAAGCACCGCTTTTTTACATCCTGTTAAGTGCATATAAACCTGTAATTGATAGAAATAATCTTTAGTAGGTATTTCATCCTCGAATAATGGAAATGTAAAACAATCCCAGCTACATTTAATATCGTAAACTACATCGTTAACAATTAAGTCAGGCGTTCCGCAAAAAAAATCATCTTCAAAAAAGTTTTCATTCTTAATTGCAAAAGGCAGGTCTAACCATTCAATAGCTTTATCAATTGCGGTATCTTCTAGTTTCAATCCTTTGTTTAAATACTTACTTTTGATTTCTTTTTTAACACCGTAAATCTTCTCGATTAACCACTCTTTAACGTATGTCTTTGTAGTTTCTGAGATTAATTCGGTTTTGTTGCGTGGCGAAGTCATAACCTTACCACTTGCACTTGCTCGTATCTTAAAAAGATCTTTCATATCAATATAAAATTAGTTCTGTTTTTTAATGTTGTTCCGTTTAAATTAGTTTTAATATATTCATATTTAAAATTAGTACTAAGACTAGCGTCTTTAATTGAATTATAAAAAATACCAGTTTCTGTATTTAAAACTAATTTACTATGGTGTCTACTATTGTTTTTCGAAATTTTTAATCTTGTTTCTAAAGAAGCAGTTTTTCCTAAATTCGCTCTTGCGTTATTTTTTCTCATTTTATCTATACTTTCTTGAGAATGTTTTTTCCCTAACCAATTATTTTTTAAAATGTTTATATGTTCATTAGTTCTTATTTTTCCTTTATTACCTTTACTTATTTTATTTTTTGTTAATTGGGTAACTATACTTTTTTTATCTTTAGTGGAAGTTAGTTTGCAATTTAAATTTTCGCTACTTATTACATTGTAAAAATCCTGCCAATATCTTTCAAGTTCATTTAATAATTCAATACTACATTCTTCAATAACTTCAAAAATATGATTTTCTACACCGTATTTTTTAAAAGACCTATTTAAAATTATCTGATTTTTTGAATTACATATCCATCTATAATTTTTAAATCTTTTTTCAATATTAATACTTTGCCCAATATAAATTTTATTAGTAGGGTTTGTAATTTTATATATTCCTATCATAAAATTAAAATCCCCTCTCAAGTTTACCGCCAAGTGAAACAAGAGAGAGGAATTTTTAAGTTCTTAATCTTGGCGGATTTATAACAAATATACAATTTTATTTTAATG